CTGTAGATTTTTTTAAAAAAATTGTTACGTTTGATGGCGGTGGTTATACGGGCATGGGTTTAAGAAGCGGTGGCGTAGATGGAAAAGGTGGTTTTCCAGCAATACTACATCCAAATGAAACTGTTATAGATCATACAAAAGGGCAAAGCGTTGGCTCTACAACAGTAAATTTAAACATTACAGCCAATGACTCAACAGGATTTGATGAGTTGTTAGTTAAACGTAAAAATTTATTAGTTGACATTGTATCTCAAGCAATGAACCAGAAAGGCAAAACAGGTTTAATATAATGAGTTTTCCAACAACAAAAAATCCACAGTCAATAAGCGTTAGTGCAAATAGGCCTAATACAACATTTTATACATTATCTGGTAAAAGAAGCGTTAATCAATTTGCAGCTCAATATTACACATTGACAGTAAATATGCCTCCAATGAAACAAGAAGTTTACCAGGAGTACAAGGCTTTTTTAATTTCACAAAAGGGCAGTTTTAGCTCATTCACATTTCAATATCCAGTAGACAATTTAGGTGTTGATAAGGGCAAAACAACTGTGGCAACTACATCAACAAATGCCATAGGATCTACAAGTATTGCATGTGATGGATTTACCGCATCAACCAATGATGTTTTAAAGGGTGGTGATTTTATTAAATTTAATGGTCACAGCAAGGTTTATATGGTCACTGGTGATATAAACAGCAACAGCTCTGGTGCTTCTAGTATATCTATTGAACCACCATTACAAACAGCAACTGCAAACAATGAATCTATAGCTGTTAATAAGCCATTATTTACTGTGGCTTTATCATCAGATGATGTTCTTACATCAACTAATGCTAGCAATTTGTACAGCTTAAGTTTTGATATAAGAGAGGTTTTATAATGGCTAGAGGTTTGCCATCTAATATAGTTACACAAATTAATGGATCTAATATAAGACTTGCTTATTTAGTAAAAATTGAAACATCAACAAACATACTTTTAACAGATCATGGAAAAAATATCACTTTTGATTCCCAAACTTATGTTGCAGATGGTTCTTTGTCATTAACAGACCAAATACAAGAGAATAGCGATTTAGAATATTCAGACATAAGCATGCAGCTATATAACACCTCAAACAGTATAAAAAATATATTTTTAACAGATAATTATGTAAACAAAAATGCAGTAATATTTTGTGCATTTTTAGATCCATCAGAAACCATAATTAATGCATTTGAATATTTTAAGGGAACAGTTGCATCGGCTTCAGTTTCAGATACAACAAGCGGTGTTGTTGTAGATGTGCAGTTGTCTAACCAATTTAAAAATTGGGATATTGTCAGAGGTAGAAAATTTACAGATCAATCACAACAAGATATATACACAGGAGACAAAGGCATGCAATTTGCACATTTGGCTAAAAACGATATTAGATGGAGAGCTTAAAAAATGGGACTACTTGCTGCCTTAAAAATTTTATTTTATGTTGGAAGTGGAGTTGCATCTTATAAGTCTTACAAAAAAGCAAAAAAATTAGAAAAACAAGCCAACCAACTCTTAATACAAAAGTATGGAACTGGTGGCGGTATTCCTGTTTCTTATGGAACTAGAAGAGTTGCAGGTACTGTTTTATATGCAAATACAATTAACAATAGAGAGCTATTTGTAGTCTATGCCATATCAGTTGGTGAGATACACAATATTAGCAATATCAAAATAGGTGGCAGGTCAGTTGCAGACACATCAGTTTTTGACCATTTTATACAAAGAAATACTAATTATTTTGGATCTACTCAGGCTGAGTTAGACAGAATACTTGCAAATCAAGATCCGCCTAACAAGCCTAGAATGGTTTTTAATTGTCACATGGGTGCAGCAGACCAGGTGGCAGATCCAATGTTAGTTGGGTGTGTTCCAGAATGGACTTCAGCACACAGGCTAAAAGGTATTGCTTACATTGCTTGTAACTTTGATTATGATTCTGGTGGTGGGATGTTTACTGGCCTTCCAGAGATTACTTGCGATGTCCAGGGTAAAAAAATATATGATCCAAGATTAGATTCCACTGTTGCAAATGGATCTGGTAGTCAAAGAATTAATGATCCATCTACTTTTGCATTTACAAACAATACACCATTAGTTTTGCTGGATTATTTAACAAATTCTGAATATGGCAAAGCATTGCCAACATCAGCTATTGATATGCAGTCATTTATTACTGCTGCAAATAAAAACATTACACAACAAACATTTACATATTCTGCAACACTACAAAGTTTAAGCACAGATGGATCTATGCGATTCAAAAAAAACACAGCAAATTTAGCAGTTTACACAGCTTTAAAAGTCGGTAATCCAATAACTATAAAGATTGGATCTACAACTTACGCATCTGGAACTGTTATTGGAAAAACTAGTAACAGTAGGGCAGATAGGTTAGAGGATGTGTATGAAGAAAGTCATAGTGAATACCAAGAGCCTAGAGAAACTTTATATGTAATTCAATTAAGCAGTGGAGCTGTAACAACTGAAATTGGTTTTAATCCAACTGCTGTAAGTATTGATATAACATCTACTCAAGACAGATTTCCTTTTAATGGCGTTATAGATACTGAAGAAACTGTATTTGATAATGCTAAAAAAATACTAGCAAATATGCGAGGTATTTTTAATTATATTAATGGAATATATTCTTTAAAAATTGAAGATTCCGAAGGTGTAACATTGTCTATAGGTGATGATGATATTTTACAATCAGGTATAAAAGTTGAAGTTGAAAACAAGGAAGAAAAATATAATATTGTAGAAGTTGAATTTGCTAATGCACAAAAAGATTATGAGTTAGATACAGCCACTTACAAACATACCTCAGCAACAACAGGCCAGGATTATACATACGATGATGGTGGTGAAGAGTTAAAACTTACCATCGAAATGCCATATATAACAAACTATAATATTGTTTATCAAAACGCTAAGGCAATTTTATTAAGATCACGAAGCAATAAAACCATTTCATTTACTGGTACTCATAAACTTTTATATGCAAAAGTAGGTGAGTTAATATCTATAACAAATTCCAGGCTTGGTATGGCAGGTGAGCAATACAGAATCACCAAAATGACTATCAACAATGATTTAACTGTAAGTGTAAATGCAATCATTTATCAATCTAGTATTTATGGATATGTAACACCCCCAGGCGAAAATATAGAGATACCAGATGATATGGTTGATTCGTTTAAAAGCGATACACCAACAAACCTTAATTTTGTAGATAAAGATCCAACAACAGGTGTGCAACCTTACTTGACCTGGACAAATCCAACAACATACCCTGCTTATGAATTTAGGGTTATTGTTAAAGATTCTAATAACAATGTTAAATATGATGGCAGAACTAAAAATAATTTTTTTAATTTAACAGGCTTAGAAGTTGATAATGGTTATACGGCTGAGGTTAAATCTTTAAATACTAATTATGTTGAATCACAGGCTGCTTCATATAACTTTAACAATTCTGTGCCACCAGTTCAAAATGATGACTTAGGAACAGGATCTGTAACTGATGCGAAAGTGGCAGATATATCAGCAGACAAAATTGATACTGGGGTTTTAAACTTAGGATCTGAGCCAGGAATGGCTGTTAGACAAACCAAAACTAGCTACAGCTCTACAGCTACAGGTTTTTGGTTAGGTAATGATGGTGGTACACCTAAGTTTAATATAGGTACTAGCACCAACTATCTACAGTTTGATGGTTCTAATTTACAAATTTCAGGAAATATATCAGCAACCACAGGTACTATTGGTGGCTTTACTGTTGGTAATAATTACTTAAGAGCAGGAACAGGAACAACAAGAATATCTTTATCCACAGTGGATGGTATACATCTTGGCAATAACACGTTTGCATCCGCACCATTTAAAGTTGCATTAAATGGAGATTTAACTGCTACAAGTGCAACTGTAACAGGAAATATTACTGCTACTTCTTTAAATGTTACTGATGCTAGTGTTACAGGAACACTTGATGCAAGTGTGATTACAGTAAATGGAGAGCTTTTATCTACATTGGTTGCTTATGGCAGTGTGCCAGATCAAACTGGAAATTGGACTAAATTTACAGATCAAGTAGCTTTTATAAACAATGTAGATTTTGAAGATGTTGTTGTTTTTAATGAAACCGCAGGCTTTTTTGAGCCTACAACTTTTGGTGATAATATTGATTTGCAAGGTGAGTTTAAAGTCAATGGTGCTATAGAGGTAGTATCAAACACACCATCTACCACAACAAACAAACTTTATAATTCTAGCGGTTCTTTATATTGGAATGGTCAAGCATTAGGAACGGGTACTGGTGATATTACAGCAGTAGTAGCAGGTTCTAACTTAAATGGTGGCGGTACTTCAGGTTCAGTTACTTTAAATCTTGATTCTACTATTACAGGCAATCATACCTTTTCTAACAATGTAATTATAAGTGGTGACTTAACAGTAAATGGCACTACAACAACTGTAAATACAAATGATCTAAACGTAAAAGATAAAAACATTACCCTTAACTATTCAACAGGCGATTCGTCTGCTTCGGCAAATGGTGCAGGTATTACCATTCAAGATGCTGTAAGTGCTACCCAAGATGCTACCTTAACTTGGAACACAGCTAATGATAGTTTTAACTTTTCACACAATCTTAACTTTGCAGACAATATAAAAGCTCAGTTTGGTGCTTCTAATGATTTACAGATTTACCATGATGGTAATAACAGTCGTGTAGAAGATACAGGAACAGGTGGATTACGTCTTATAGGTGGTAACTTTGTATCTCTACAAAGCACTTCAGGTGAGAACATGGTTGTTGCTACTGAGAATGGTGCAGTAACTTTATATCACAACAATAGTGCCAAACTAGCCACAACCTCAACAGGCATAGACGTTACAGGAACAGTTACAAGTGATGGTCTTATAAGTAGCGGTAACTTAGATATTGTTAGTTCATATCCAAGAATTAATTTAACTGA